CTTCGAACCTCCTAGAGACTGTTTGAACGTCTCTAGTGGTGCTGACGCGACACCACTGGCCCAATTCCTGGGCCAGTTCCCTCCAGAGCAGCATGGGGCTTTTCACGGCATCCCTTTCTAGGGTACGTCGTTCCTTGCCTCTTTGTTACTCCTTGTCCGACGCCAAGAGCCGACTTACGTCAGCTCTCACCACCAAGAAGCTTGGTGATGTTGGCACCTGTGGCAGCCGTAAGGTTGCCCAGGAACCCATCCACCTCGGCCTTGGCCGTGGCGGTGTCGTAGCCGTTTGGCATGTCCACCGTGAGGTAGACAGTCATGGACTGGTTGATGTTCTGACCAGCCACCAGCGGGTTCGCGACAAGGGTGTCGGTCTTCAAGCTGAACGTGTGACGGGTTCGCTTCCCGTAGGTGTGAACCACCGAAAGGATTCGATCCCGTGCAGCCGTAGCGAACTTTCCACCGTTCTCGGTGGAGCCCGTACGGTTCAGGGTCTTTGCAGACCCCGACACGGTGACAGTCTGAGGATCAGAGAACATAAGAGGCGTTGCTCCTTCAGGAATGGGACTGTTGTCCCGATCTTGACGGCCCATCCGAGACTATCTCGGAGCCGTGCCCCGGCCCTTTTGGGTCCGAGGGGTACCGCTGGGTAAAGCGGACCTGTGATTTATCACAGGGTTCGCGGCGCCCGGGTCATTCCAAGCGCTGCTAGGATTGTCCACTGCCGCGTAGTGAACGCGGAAGTATCTAATCCGAAACCGAAAGGGGTTGCCTTACGTCTGATCTTTCTCGTTCCGAGAAAGACATCCTCGCAATGGTAGTTAATGATGGTGCCGTCTGTTTTACGGACTGCACCCTCATTCTTGCGATGGATACGTCTAGAATTTTGTTCCATGACGTAGCCGTAACGCAACACAAGGCCATCATTCTGGAATGCGGACAGGTTATGTAAAACCGGTCCGACATCAAACATCCAGTCTGCTAGCCATGACCAAGGAGCAAGATTCCACACGACCTCCGGCGTGAGCTGGAGGCCATAGAGGAGTCGAGCTTCCTTGACTATACGTTCCGTCTTTCCCCATGTTTCAGGGGCGACATAGAACGTAT